TTATAGAACCCATGAATGAACGTGGTATTACCATGGATTTAATTCTTGGTAATCATGACACCTATTATAAGAATACAAATGATGTAAATGCACCTGAGTTATTATTATACAATCAACCAAATGTTGATGTTATAGTAGAATGTGAAACTAGAGAATATGATGGTTTCAATATTGCATTAGTCCCATGGATTAATCCTGAAAATTATGCAGACTCAATAGAGTATCTTATGTCTGCACCTGCATCAGTTTGTATGGGTCACTTTGAGATTGAGGGTGCATTAGTCCACCCAGGCATGACATGTCAACATGGTCTTGACCACTCATATTTAAAAAGATTTGATAAAGTGTATAGTGGACACTTCCACCAAAAGTCAGAAGTAAAAAACATTAAGTATGTTGGTTCACAAATGCAATTTACGTGGTCAGATTATAATGACCCAAAATATTTTCATATTTTTGATACAGAAGACCAATCAATGACACCAATTTTAAATCCACTTACAATGTTTGAAAAGTCATTCTATGATGATACTAAAGAAACATTTGAAACTATATCAAATGCAGATTATTCAAACCTACAAGGAAAGTTTGTAAAAATAGTTGTAGTCAATAAAGACAATCCTTACTGGTTTGATACGTTCCTTGATAAAGTCCATGCACAAAATCCTTTACACGTTTCTGTAGTAGATGATAACAAACACATGGACTTTTTCGATGACGATGATATAGAAGACATTGAAGATACACTTACAATTCTATCCAAGTATGTGGATGGGTTAGATATACAAGGTAAGAAAAAACCTCTTAACGAATTGATGACTACCCTGTATAATGAAGCATTGGACGAACATAATTATCTATGATAAATTTTAAAAAGGTAAGATGGAAGAATCTACTTTCATCGGGTAATAACTTTACTGAAATAGAATTGAACTCTCACCAAACAACTTTAGTTTTGGGAGAGAATGGTGCAGGTAAATCTACTTTACTTGACGCTTTATGTTTTGGATTATATGGAAAAGGATTCCGTAATCTAAAGAAAGACCTATTAATCAATAGTATCAATGAAAAAGGACTTGTAGTAGAAGTCGAATTCTCTATTGGTAAAAAGGAATATAAAGTAATCCGTGGTGCAAAACCAAATAAATTTGAACTTTATGTCAATGATATAATGGTAAATCAAGATGCAACCGTCAAGGATTATCAAGAACACTTAGAAAAGAATGTACTCAAAATGAGTTATCGTTCTTTTACTCAAGTCGCAATTTTGGGTTCTGCGAACTTTACACCTTTCATGCAATTACGTGCCGTAGAAAGACGTAAACTTGTAGAAGACCTACTAGACATTTCTATATTTTCAACTATGAGAGATATACTTCGTAAGAAGGTATCAGAACATAATATTGAAATTAAAGAAACAAATCATGAGATAGAACTCATGGAAGAACGTATCAATGGTTTAAATGAACAACTTAATGCACTTCGTGAAAATCGTGAGAAAAAAATCTCACAATATGAATCTACTGTTGAAGAAACTGAAAACAATATCGACAACTTACTGGAGAAAGTAGATGAAAAGACGAAAGATGTGGTGGAGAAAAAATCCACCATCAAGGATAAAGACCCTCAAAAGGATAGACTCAAACAAGCTATTGATGTGGAGAAACGATTACAAGAGTCTAGAAAGAAAGCACTTGCAGACATTGAGTTCTATAAGAACAACGATGATTGTCCCACCTGTAAACAAGGTTTAGACGATGAACACAAGAAGAAACATATTGAAGAAAAAACTGCAAAAGTCGAAGAGGTCAAAGATGCAATCACAAAGATTGATGACCTCATCCAAGAAGTCAGAGATAGAATTGAAGAAATAAACAAGGTACAGGACGAAATTGAAAAGGTACAGAAGGAAATTGGTATTATTCAAACAGAAATATTGTCTAACCAAAAGTTTATAAAGAAAATACAAAGTGAAATAAAAGAGTTAGAAAAAGAACAAAGTGGTAGTTCTGATGCACATGAACACTTAAGTGAAACTGAGGATAAACTAGAAATCTTACATAAGAAGAAAGAATCACAAGTTGACCAAGGACACTACTACGACATCGCCACAACCCTTCTAAGAGACCAAGGTGTAAAAGAGAAGATAATCAAACAGTATGTCCCTATAATGAACAAACTGATTAATAAGTATCTTGCACAACTTGAGTTCTATGTTGGTTTTGAATTAAATGAATCATTCGAAGAAACAATCAAATCAAGATTTAGAGACGTATTCAAATACGATAACTTCTCACAAGGTGAAAAAATGAGAATAGATTTATCATTGTTGTTTACATGGAGAGCAGTTGCACGTATGAAAAACAGTGTAAACACAAATCTATTGATATTAGACGAAGTTTTTGACTCCTCATTGGATACACAAGGAACAGACGATTTCTTAAAACTATTAAACAGCTTGACAGAAAAGACGAATGCATTTATCATATCTCATAAAGGAGAAGCATTATATGATAAATTTAATGACGTTATTAGGTTTGAGAAGCACAAAAACTTCTCGAGAATTGCAGAATAGTATAAATAGTAGTATGAAATCATTCTCAGAATTCAATAATCCAAAACTCGATAAGTTGGAATTATCTACTTATAATAAACCTATATTATCAGAAGATATCGATTTACCAGTAGATGTTCTAAGTGGATTCGAAGTATCTCAGGTTGATAAATCCGAAAGGGCAACAGTTCAAATTAAAGTATCATCCACCGATAGAGATACCGATAGAGACGAAATTTTAAGAAGGTTGAAAAATGCTGGTATAGAAGCAGAACTTATTTCCACAAGTTCATCGGTTGACCCAATTCAAGGGGAGTTTGATGGTAGAAAATTCAGAATCAATGTAAAACCCAAATCAGGTGGAATGGGAGAAACAACTTTAAACTCTAGTATTACAGAGTTATTTCCTTGTATTGCATTTGAAAAAAATCTAAGTCCTACTACTCCTGAAAATTTTATGAAAAAACTTTTAGAAGTAGATTTAAGTTCATTAACTTGTATTGGTTCAGGAGATTTAAAGGCTGCACAAGAAACAATAAACAAAGCAGACACTTCATCTAAATTTACAGATAAGATGGATAATGCTATTGGTATTCTAAAATTTTTAAACGACCAACATAAAGATAAATCAATCAAAAATGTTTATTGGGGATATAGAACAAAACCAACTGGTGTTCCTAAAGGACATCCAGGCGATATGTTTATTGAGTATACAGATGGTAAAATGATAGGTGTAAGTTTGAAAGCAGGTGGTAAGAAAACTTCAGAACCACAACTAAACACATATCATAGAACTGTATTTAAAAACAAAAGGGGTGGTGCAGATTTCAATGATACAAAAGGAAATGATGCATTAAGAAAACAAATATACAATCAGGTATATACAAAAGTTAAGGGTATGCCTGCATTAGATAATTTTGATGGTGGAACTGGTGGAAGACATAAAGATAAGAAAGAAACTATAAAGGCAATCGATAAATTATCAAAACGTGACCACGACACACTATATAATGAATACTTAGAATTAGTTCGACAAGGGTTAATTGCTAGATTTAACAAAAACAAAAAAGAAAGTTTAAAATACATTAAAGATGCAATCCTAAGAGAAGCACCTGATGTTCCTACAATAGTAATAAAAGCAGTAGGAACAGAATATTCAGAAGTCACTGATAGGAATGAACTTGGTGTATTTTTACCACAAGTAGATTTTGTAAAAGCTGAAACTGGTAAAACAAAACAAGATTGGATAATAGTATTAAAAAGTGGAAGTGAGAAAGTAAAATTAGGTATGACTTGCCGTTCTAGTAGTGGTGGTAAACTTAAACAGTTTAGTCTCAAAGTCACATATACGGGAATAATGAAATAATGTATGAATTAGTTGAAGAAGCAAGTAAGGTTCTAAGAACCCCACCACAACCTTTTGATTTCGAAAATAGAACGGATGCAAAAGAGATAGAAGAAAAACTTGCAGAGTCTATGGAGAAGTTTGGTGGTATCGGACTATCTGCAAATCAAGTTGGATTAGATGCAAAAGTGTTTGTAATGAGAACACAAGACGGAATACAAGCATTTTTTAATCCTGAGATTACTAAAGTATCGCAAGAAACAGATTTAATGAAAGAAGGTTGTCTCTCATTTCCTGATATATATTTAATGATAAAAAGACCACGAGTGTGTGAGTTAAAATATCAAGATGCAGAAGGAAATGAACATTCAACAATGTTGGACGGTATCGGTGCAAGATGCGCTCAACATGAACTAGACCACTTAAATGGTATAGTTTTTTTACAACGTGCAAGTAGAATAAAATTGGAACGTGCATTGAAATCACGTCCAAAAGAAAAGAGAAAAAGAATTGAGTATGAAAAACGACAAGCACTCGCAAAATACATCCAACAAATTCAGTCTGTTAAAGATTCCGAACATGTTGACGGAGAACCAGTCGAGGAATCTGATACACTTCCACAAAACACACAAGCATCTTAGAAGTGTTGGAGACGGTACTGATTACCGTGCAATAGACCTAATTCACATCCACACTCAGTGGGTTCGTGATATATTCAATCGTATTGCATATCAATCTGTAGGTGAGATAAGAAAACATTCAGACCAAGTAGTCTATCCTGAAATGACTGCAATCAATGAATGGGAAATCGGTGGTGTGCAAGAACCACACTTAGACACTTACTCAACAGTTGAATTAGAAAACGATATAATAGAGGAACACCCAAGTAGAGAGTGGACACTTATATTATATCTAAATGAAGATTTCAAAGGTGGGGAGACATACTTTCCCGACCAAGATAATTATGTACACAAACCAGTTGCAAGAGAAGGTCTCTTGTTTCAAGGACTGTATCATAAACATGGTGTGTATCCTGTTCGTAGGAATTCTAGACACACTATTTCAATGTGGTTTTCCACAAATCCCGATAATATCATCACCGATGATAGAACTAAAGACTTAGAAAAAGACCATTATAGATTAAGAAATATTTGACAAAGCTACTCACTTTTTAGTATACTATGTGTATAATGAAAAACGGAGAAAAGATGAGTAATGTAGTTAATGAAACAATCAAGGAAGAACTTCTTGAAGATGTAAAGGTCATGGCTGAAGATGACATTTGGAATGTTATTTTTGCAATCCAAGATGAGTTTGGAACTCATATGATGCCTGAAGATATCAGTAGAGAGGGTTTTATAAATCAATTAGTTGAACTAAGGTTCGAGGAGAAATGTGTATGAATAATATAAACTATTTAAGAGAAATGGACTCTGTAAGAATTGTCCAAAGTGGTATTACCTATGAAGGTGTTATTACTAAAGTTGTTAATAACGACTTTCCTTTTATCGAAGGTAAATTTTACGAAATAGATGACATTGGTCAAAGAGTTGATGACTTAAGGTTCAATACAACAGTTTATGCAAGAGACTTTAAAGGTCTAAAAATGGAATGGTGGTATGAAGGACAAGGTGGAGACAACTCTGCAATAGGTTGTAGTGGTTCATGGGAGACACTTGTAGCTTAATGAAATATCTTAAAGAGATTACAGATTGGGAAGTATCCAATCACACTTATATGGTCAATGATGCTGGACACTTAGTTGGATACATCAAGACTGGGACTAAAGAAGAGATTATCTTCAAATCCCCAATGAAACAATTTTCAAAATCAAGGAGAAAGTTTGTTGAACTTAAAAAATAAATTTGACAATGCCCCTCACTTTTTAGTATACTAACAACATGACAAATAAAATTAAAAACCAAAAAGACCAACTCGCAAAACTAATGGCAACTGAAGACATTACAGTTGTCCATAGAAATATACCAACTGCATATTTTGATATCAAGAATAGAATCCTTGCATGTCCTACTTTCAAGGATGATATATCAAATGAATTATATGACTTATTCATGGGTCATGAAGTTGGTCATGCATTACACACACCATATGAAGGTGTTCATAGTGCATTAGAAAAAAACAGAACACTTAAAGGATATCTTAACGTTGTTGAGGACGTTAGGATTGAGTCTGCAATCAAAGATAAATTTGCAGGACTTAGAAAGTCTTTCTATACTGCATACAACGAACTTATGGAAAGAGACTTTTTTGGAATCAAAAACAGAAACTTACAAGAACTTTCATTGATTGACAAAATCAATCTTATTACTAAGGTTGGTTCTAGAGTTTCAATACAACTCACTGATGAAGAACAAGTCTTTTTAGACAAGTGTTATGCATGTAAAACTTGGGAAGACGTTGAGAGAGTTGCAAATGAAATCTACGAATGGTCAAAAGAAAATGAGACAAGAGACGAGACTGATGAAAGTCTAGTTCCTCAATCAATTGATTTTGACGGTGATGAAGATGAAGACGAAGATGGAACTGAATCAGAAATGGATTGGGATTCTGAAGAGAGTGACGAAGAGTTAGAAGGTGATTCATTACCCGACCTTAATATGGAAGGTGAAGAGTCTGCAGAAGATTCTGAAGAAAATGCACAAGAGGGTGAGTCAGACTCTAATGACGAATCAAAACCTACTGGTAGTTATGTAGGTGGTAAAGAAGGTGGTTATGGAACTCATGATGATGAAGACGGTGCAAGAGAATCAATCACTGAACATAATGCACATAACAACGAAGGTGACTACATTTCAGACGTTGCACATATCAAATCACAAATTGATTTACCAAAAATCTTCAAGGATAAAAAAGAAGAGATAAACAATATCGAAGTTTCATACAAAGATGTACTAAAAGACTGGAGAGAATTTTGGAATAAAGAAGAAGACAAGAAAAGAAAACCAAGAGGAATAATCGCTGGTAAACACTTAGTTGATAAAAACAAAAAGATTGTTTCTCATATGGTCAAAGAATTTGAAATGAAACAAACTGCACAAAGAAGTAAGTATGCAACTACTGGTAAAACTGGTAAGTTAGATATGAATAGACTTGCGAAGTATCAGATTGTTGATGATGTTTTCAAAAGAGCAATATATTTACCTGAAGGACAAAATCACGGTGTCAACGTAATGTTAGACTGGAGTGGTTCTATTGCAAATGAAGCTCAAGACTTGTTAGAACAAACAATCATACTTGCAATGTTTTGTAGAAAATCAAACATACCTCATAGAATGTATCTGTTCTCTGATTCATATGACACATCTACAGATGATTACAATTGGAGAAGAGACAATGCAAACTTACTTACAATTGCAAGTGACGAAATGTCTAATAGAGAGTGGACTGAAATGTTAGTAAACCTCGGGACACTATGGACTAATTTCACTTTTCAAAGAAATTTCAGAAATCAAGAAAAAGTTATAAAAACATGGAATGGATTATTCGGAGAAGTTGATGAAAAACCTATTGACCAATATTACACTTGGTTCGACTCTCACGTATATCCAAGAGGATATAGACTTGGTGGAACACCTCTTGACCAAACACTGGTTGTAATGAGAAATCTTTTACCTAAGTTCAACAAACAATATAACATTGAGAAGTCAATTCTTACAGTGATTACTGATGGGTATTCACATAGAGCAGACTTATTGGGAAAAACTGCAGAAGAGAACAAGATTATTGAAGAACAAAAATGTGATGATGACTACTACTGGAGAACACCTACTTCAAGAGAAATTATTGACCCATATTCAAAAAGAATTCATTCTTATGAATTAGGTAAAGGTTATAATTCAAACAGTTTTAGAAACACTGCAAATCTTCTAGAGTGGTTATCAAAAGAATGTGGTGTAATAGTCACTGGATACTTTGTTCTAGGGAAGAAAAGAGATATTTACGACTTAATGCACTATGCTACTGAGGGACAAAACATTCAATATGATGTTGATGATGTTTGGAAAGATATCAGAAAAGGTGGATATGTTTTGAATTGTCATGGATATAACAAACTATTCATCACCTCTGCAAGTGCAATAGGTGTTGACGGTAATGATGAATTAGATGATGACTTGGTTGATGCGAAAAAAACTAGAGTTCTTGCCGCTTTCAAAAAAAACCAAAAGTCAAAAAACACTTCAAGATTTTTAACTAACGAGTTCATAAAGGAGATTGCATAATGAGAGACCCGTTGAGAGTAGATGATGCCTACTATATTTCGCATCAAACTGATTATTCTGCATTTGCAGATGCAGTAATGGACGTGGGGCCAGCACCTTGCACTAAGTTTGATTGTCCTAGACAAAAACAATGTGCAGAGGAAAGTGTAGAGTGTAAGGCATTTAGGTATTGGGTAAACGAAGGTGTATTCACAACCTATAGAAAAAAACTTAAGAGAGAAATTTCTATCGAACATGAAATGCAAAAGTTATTAAAACCAATAAAATAGGTTGACAATGCTATGCACTTTTTTGTATACTATAAAAGATGAGAAAATTAACTAACTTTAAAAAGGAGACTGTATGAATAAAAGAAGTTATGACAGAAGTGAATCGATTTCTATAGAAGGAAAACCGTTCCACTTCACACCTGATAGGAAGGAGTTTCTATCAAACCTTACTGCGATGTTTAAAGACAAAACATCGTTTACTAAAGAAGACTTAGACAAAGTAGGTGGAATGCCTTACTGGTGTAAATCTGCAAGATATAATTTTAAAGATAATGGTATCTTTAATCTTACTGCTGTAATAAATGGATACAACGGTGGTTATGAATCCGAGAATGTAGTTCCGATTGCAAAACCAGTTCCTGCAACACCAGTCGCAGTTCAAACTATGCCAGTTGCAGCTGCAACTGAATCAGTGAATGTTCTTGACGAAAAGGTCAAAATCATTCCTGAGAAAATGTCTAACTATGTTCCTTTCGGACATTTTAAAGATATCAAAAACATTATCAAGTCTAAGATATTTTTCCCAGTGTTTGTGACTGGTCTTAGTGGTAATGGTAAAACTCTTATGATTGAACAAACATGTGCTCAATTGAAGAGAGAACTTTACAGAGTTAACATCACTATTGAGACTGATGAGGACGACCTAATGGGTGGTCACACACTAGTCAATGGAAACATAGTCTACAGGGAAGGCCCTGTAATCAAAGCGATGAGAAAAGGTGCTGTCCTTCTCTTAGACGAAGTTGACTTGGGTTCTAACAAACTTATGTGTCTACAATCAGTTCTTGAAGGTAAAGGTTATCTAATCAAGAAAACTGGTGAGTGGGTGTCACCTAAAGAAGGTTTCACTATTCTTGCTACTGCAAATACTAAAGGTCAAGGTTCTGAAGATGGAAAGTTCATAGGAACTCAAATCATGAATGAAGCGATGTTAGAGAGATTTGCAATTACTATGCAACAAGAATATCCACCAGTGACTACTGAAAGAAAAATTCTTGAGAAAGAAATGGAGTTGACTGGTGCAGTTGATTCAGAGTTCGTGACCAAACTAGTAGACTGGGCAGACATAATCAGAAAAACCTACTATGAAGGTGCGATTGATGATGTTGTCACTACTAGAAGACTTGTTCACATTGTCAATGCATTCAGAATGTTCAATGACAAACTCAAGTCAATCACAATGTGTATTTCTAGATTCGATGAAGAGACTAGAAATAGTATTCTTGACCTCTATTCTAAGATAGATGCAGGGGTTGACCTAAATGCAGAAAACCCTGTTGACGAAACAGAGTCTTCAGAGTATAATGATTAATATGTTTGGTAAAAAGAAAACCATTGATTACAAATATAACGAGGACAAGTCCCTAAAGGAATTGTCCTCTTATATCGACAATACCTATGACCAACATTACAGTTTAAACAAATACCAATCCACTGAATTTATAATTGACAGTGGACATGGTGAAGGTTTTTGTATCGGGAACATAATGAAATATGCACAACGATACGGTAAAAAAGGTGGTAAGAATAGAGCAGACCTATTAAAGGTTTTACACTATGCACTATTCATGCTACATGTTCACGATAAACAGGAGACTAAAAAGTGATGAAAATAAGTAATGACACGAGAAATGTCTTAAAAAATTTCTCAACAATTAACCAAGGAATTAGGGTTAAAACAGGAAACAAGTTGGAGACAATCTCTAACATGAAAAACATTCTTGCAGTTGCAACGATAACCGAAGACTTTCCACAAGACTTCAGTATCTACAATCTGCCTGAATTCTTAGGTGCGACTTCTTTATTAGAAGACCCCGACTTTCAATTCAACGATACATCGTTGTCTATTACCGATAGTAATTCTGCAATGAACTATTTCTTTGCAAGTGAAGGTATGGTTGTTGCACCCGATAAGATGATTACTATGCCTGATGCAGAGATTACATTTGACCTATCGTCTACACTTCTGAATGACTTGAATAAAGCATCAAGTGTTCTAGGTGTAAATGATTTAATTCTGAAGTCAGACGGTTCTACTATCACACTCGAAGTGACTGATAAGAAGAACACAACATCTAATACATTCTCAAGGATTGTGGGAACAGGTGACGGAACCACTTATCAAATGAACTTTAAGATTGAGAATCTAAAAATTCTAGACGGAAACTATACAGTGTCAGTATCAAGTAAAGGAATTTCAAATTTCAAAAACAAAGATATAGACCTTGAATACTTTATTGCATTGGAACCTGATTCAAAGTATGGTGTTTAGACTAAATACATTTAGTGTGAATATTGTGCCAGTCTCTGCAATATACACGGGAGTAGTCCATACTCATCAAAGGGTGGATTACACTGTAGACTCGGTGGGGGGTTTACTCTTATGAAACAAGAATTTTTATATGTAGAGAAATACAGACCTCAAACTATTGGGGATACTATACTTCCTGCAAGACTCAAAACTACATTCCAAGAATTTGTAAAGAACGGTGAGATTCCAAATCTCATGTTATGTGGTTCTGCAGGAATTGGTAAAACTACAGTTGCAAAAGCACTTTGTAATGAAATGGGTGCAGACTTCATTGTCATCAATGGTTCAGATGAAGGAAGATTGATTGATACACTTAGAACCAAAATCAAAAACTTTGCATCTACAGTTTCACTTGGTGGAGGTTCTAAAGTTGTAATCCTTGACGAAGCAGATTATATTTCTGCAGAAAGTGTTCAACCTGCATTAAGAAACTTTATAGAAGAGTTCTCTTCAAACTGTAGATTCATATTCACTTGTAATTACAAGAATAGAATCATTGCACCTCTACATTCTAGAACAACAGTTATTGACTTTACAATGACACCTGATGACAAACAAAGACTTGCAAGTGTTTTTCTTGCAAGAATTATGGAGATTTGTGACTTAGAAGGAATCAAATATGACCAAAAAGTTTTAGTAGAACTTATTCTTAAATTCTTTCCCGACTTTAGACGTTGTCTAAATGAAGTTCAGAGATATGGTGTGGGTGGTGAGATTGATACAGGACTTCTCTCTACTCTCAACGAGGAGAAACTCACACCACTCGTTGATATGATACAAGACAAAAACTGGAGTGGTGTAAGAAAGTGGGTTGGACAAAATTCTGATAACGACTTTAATACACTTTACAGAAAATTATTTGATACACTTGAGAGAAGATTGGAACCTAGTTCTATTCCTGCATGTGTATTATTGATTGCAGATTATCAATATAAGTCTGCATTTGCAATGGATAGTGAGATAAACTTCATTGCATGTCTAACAGAAATTATGTCGGAGTGTAAATTCAAAGATGGGTAAACTCAGACAATGGTTTTTTAAGTGGTTGGATAGACAAGTAGAAAGGTCTATGCAAAGACAGGCAGACAGATTGTTTATGAAACATAAAGTCAAAACTACAGACGGAGATAACACATGACACAATATGACGATAGAGTTCAATATCAAAGGGAATTATTAAAAGCAGAGGAATGGTCAAAAACTGTTAAATCAATTCATGCACATTCATTATCTTCTATGTGGTATGACACAAGACCACAAGATACTGAAGACGGAAAATCTGTATTAGATGTAATTTACAATAGTGGACTCATTAAAAGAGAAACACATGACGGACATACACTTTACTTTGGAGAAGAACTCAAAGGTCAAGAACTTGTTTACGAATATCTTAGAAATGTCTAAACGAAATCCTTTTGACTTTGTAAAGTCGGTCTCTTACGACAAAAAAGATATCATGGTTGATGATATCGAAGAGAAATCTTATCAACCCTTTCTAACAAATAAAGCTTTATCTTATCATCAAGATTCAGTCTTTTTTTCTAATGAAATGAACATCAGACACGGTCTAGACAACCGTCTTCAATACCTTTTTTTCCTAAATACTTTAAGGAAAAGACAAAGGTTTTCACAATGGCAGAAACCATACGTGAGTAAGAAACTTGATGTCATAAGAGAATATTATCAGATAAGCACAAAACAAGCAAAAGATTATATGAGTATCTTATCTGATTCCGATGTTCGTAAAATGAAAAAGAGAATGAAAACTGGTGGAAAAGATAATGTATGAACAAGACCAATTAGTCGAAAAGTTAGTAGAAGTTTCCTTCGAGGAACGTGACGACTTTCTAAAAATCAGAGAAACCCTATCAAGAATCGGTATTGCATCTAGACGTGAACAAGAGTTATTTCAATCATGTCATATATTACATAAAAGAGGTAAATACTACATCGTACACTTTAAAGAATTATTTCAATTAGATGGTAAACCTACAACTATAGAAGAGAGTGATATAGGTAGAAGAAACACTATTTGTGGACTTTTACAACAATGGAATCTTCTAAAAGTATTAGAACCATCTAAAATAGAGGAACCAAAAGTTCCTTTATCGCAGATAAAAATTATCCCATATAGAGAGAAAACTGAGTGGAAATTAACCACTAAATACTCGATTGGTAGTCAATAATCCATAAATATAGGGTTATTAACTAAAAACGGAGGTTCTATATGTTCTCAGGAATTATAGACTTTGTTATGGGAATTTGGAATCTATTAATGATTGTACCAGTTGTAATATCAATTTGTTCAGTCATAGTAGCATTAACACCAACACCTGCAGACGATAAGTTGTGGGCAAAGGTGTATAAATACTTAGAAGTTCTTGCACTTGCAATAGGTAAGGCAAAGGATAAAAATCCACTTTTGGATAAGTAAATATAGGAGAATATTATGGAATTTTTGATATTTCTAGGTGTCATAGTACTAATAGTAGTCGGCATCAAACTCTTCAACGATACTAAAGAAGTACCAGTTGTAGATAAGAAACCTGCTCCACAACCAAAAAGCGATGTCCCAAGTGTTGCACAGTTGAAAAAGTTAACTAAACAACAATTGTTCGACCTTGCAGACAAAAAATCTATTAAGGTTAAAAAGTCAGGTACTAAAGCAGAAGTAATCAAACAGATATCATCTGCAAAGTAGACTTAACTTAGTCAAGTAAAGGGTGCTAAAATGCACCCTTTTTTTATATAAATAGAGGTATGGAAGAAATATTTAATTTGATAGGTGAAGTTGGGGTTCCGATTGCAATGGCATTAGTCATGGGATTCTTCATCTTTATGGTAATCAAACAAATATTTGAAGGTATAGTTGACTCAATAAGAACACTTACAATGTTTTGTGAATCGTTAGAGAATCGTGCAAGAACGATGTCTAACGAAATGATTAAGATAGACATGTTAGTGTCAAGTGCATTAGAGTTAAGACCCGATATAGAGAGAGTTGCACGTGCAGAAAACTTTATAGAAGACGGTAAACTTGATGTGAGAAGGGACTAATGGAAGATACTTCTGCAATAGTTCAACTTATTACCGATTACGGATTTCCAGTTGTCATGATGGTTGGACTAGGATACTTCGTATATTATGTGTGGTGGTTTATTGGAGAAAAGATAGACCCCGAAATTGAAAAGATGCACTTTGCATTGATAAGAGTGATAGACCAAACTAGAATGTTAGACCAAGACCTAATTCGATTAAAAGAAAAGGTTGATGTTGTTCTAGAATACCGTGAAAATGAAAAAAAGAAAACTACTAAAAGGTAGTTATGATTTATACATAACTAACGCTTGTAATTTACATTGCACTGGTTGTAGTGTTCTTGATTATGGTGGAGATTACGATAAGAAAGGTAAAATCACTATACCATATTTGAAGTTAGAGGATGTCAAAGACATTATAGAAAACTTCAACAGATTAGATTTATGTGTTGAAGAACTAAAAGTTCTAGGTGGAGAACCTACAACACACAAAGAACTCAGAGAAATTACTGAGTACTTAGTAGAAAATAATGATTGTTATGAAAAATTATCTATTGTCACAAATGGATTAAATTTTTCTAATAACATAATCGACATAATGAAAAGTTATGACCGAATCATTATTTCAGTTTATACAGAATTGGGTAGAATTGATAGTGAATTAACTCGTTCAAATGTGTATAAAGAACTGATAAAAAATTCTACTGTAGATTTTTGGCAACAAGATACCTTTGTCCGTTTCGGTGAAAAATGGGAAAATGTTGAGTATGACCAATGGAGTAATTGGAATAATTGCTACCAAAAAGATAAGTGTGTATCTTTATCTAAAGAAGGGATATACCGTTGCACCATTCTTATGAATGAGAGAAGTGAGGGTGTAGACTGGTCTAATGATAAAGACATTATTAATTATGTGCATCGTGATGAACCTTTAGATAGGTGTAAAACATGTTATTGGCCTGCACGACAAGAACGGTGGTTTAGTAAAATGTGGAAGACCGATTTAAAAAATTATAAAAAAGGTTTAGAAATTATAAAGACGGTAAACATACATGAAAAAAATAATATTGACAACACTACTATTCTCGATAGGTCAGACTAACGCAGACATAGTACACAAATTCAAAAATCCATCCTTCAGTGGAATCGGAACTGGTGCTCATTACCTTACAATTGAGAACCAAGAGACATCAAGGAAGAAAGCGATTCGTGATGCATTGGACGCCGCTGAAAAGGCCGCACAAAGAGAAGAAGAAAATTCCACCCTCGCAAAATTTATAAGAAACTTAGAGAGCAGAATATATGCTCAATTTGCAAAACAATTGGTTGAATCAATGTTTGCAAATGATACTCCTGCAGGTTTTGGTTCCTTTGTATTAGAAGGAAATACAATCACATGGGAAGTAATCACTGATGAATCAGGTACAGAATTTATAAGATTGATTGTTGTTG